ACGCGAAGGTGGCAAGGATGTGAAAATCACGCACAAGAAGTTCCGTGCGCTCACCGCGCTCACCATCGGCATGGACCCTGCCTACAAGCAGACCAGCGTCAATGCCCGCGAACTCTACGAAGAGACTCCAGCCGGTAAGAAGGCAAAGGAGGAAGCCGAGGCACAACGCCAGCGCGAAGAGCATGAGAAGGAAGAAGCACTGAAGCGCGAGATGCAACGCCGACTGGAGCATCTTCAGCGTCTTGCAGACTTCGACGAGAGATTAGAATCAACAACATATTAACCCCATTTTTAACCGATTAAAGTATGGAAAAAAAGACTTTTTCTCAGCTCCGTGAGCAGCGTATTGCCGCTAACGAGAAGCTCGGCGACATCTACGTGAAGGCCGCCAATCGTGAACTGAACGACGAGGAGAAGATGCAGGTCATCAACCTCACACGCGAAATCGAGATGTGTGAGCGCGAGATGAAGGGCATCACCCTCGATGTGACTAACCAGGAGGCTAACGCCAGCCGCGAGAAGGCAAACATTGCCAAGTCGTTCCGCGGGTTGCTGTCTGAGGCCGCCAAGACAGGACAAAAGCGTGAAATACTGTTGTTCCCAACCGATAGCAACGTCAAGGGCAACGTGACTGCTTCTGGTGCTATCGAGCTCTCCATCAAGGAGATGATTCCTACCCTGCACGAAGGTCTCGGACTGCCACAGGGTCTCGGCATTGTCACTGGCGTAGAGGGCGACGAGCTGTGGCCCGTTAGCGTCAACGACGTGGAGATGGAAGAGCCCGGTGAGGTAGAGGCTCTGAGCGACCAGATTCTCAATTTCGAGAAGATAACTCCTACTCAGAACCGCGTAGGCTTGAAGGTGCCCGTGTCTAACATGGCCATCGACAACGCTGCCTTCGACCTGATGGCATTCGTGCAGACCAAGTTCACCATCGCCCTCCGTGAGTATCTCGCCAAGAAGATTTACTCTCAGGCTAACTGGCTGAAGAACAAAGGCCCATTCGGTGGCATGACTCCGAAGAACATCGAGCTCGGAGACAACGCCTACAAGAACATCCTCCAGGCTGTTGCCGAGTTCTCTGACAAGGGCTTCTACGAGGGGAACGTCTGCATCTCTATGGACCGCGTGACCGAGGCTGAGCTGAAGTCCACTCCGAAGATTGCCGGTGCCGCTGGTGGCTTCGTCATCGAGAACGGCCTCTGCGCTGGCTATCCTTACACCGTCAGCCACTTCGTGAACCGCACGCTCAACAGTGCAGGCAAGCTCGTGCCCACCACCGACCGCTTCATCGAGATTGGCTACTGGGAATTCTTCGCCCTGCAACAGCATGGTAAGGTCCGCATGGTGATTGATCCAATCACCCTCGCTGACAAGAACGTCACACGTGTCATCCTGAACACCGCATGGTCTATGACTGACCTGTCAGTCTACATCAACGGTGCAGACAACGAGTCTCAGGCATTCGGCCTCTACAAGATCGTCGAGACCGAGGCCAACGAAGGCTAACCCTCTCACGTCTTCTTTCGGGCATAGTTCCTGACCGCTCGGTGGCTCCGATGCAGCAGCAATAGGTTGTCTGCCGGGCGGTTTCTTTAACTGAAACAACAACGACAAATGACACTCGACGAAATACTTTTCAATGCACTCGTCAACTCGAACGGTGTGAGCACGGCCGTTGGCGGTCGCATCAAAGATGTATGCTTTGAGGTCGGCCCTGACGAGAATGACAACACGCAGTTGCCATATATCATCGTGACGGACGGCGGTGTGCAGAACGCCCCGCAAACCAAGGACACCACCTGGGAAAGTCACGAGGACACAGCGACAGCAGGTATTGAGGTGAGTGCAGAGAGTCCTGGCGAGGTGCGTCGTCTGATCAAGATGGCGCGACGGGCGGTGGCTGAGTATATCGGCACCCTCGACTACACGGAACGTCCAGAACTGCAAAGCCTTCATACTGAAGGTGTGGCATGGGACTGGACAAAACCCTGTTACTGGGACACGCTTGTGTATCAGTGTATTGTCGAATTTGACAACGATTAAGAATTATGGCAAAAGAAAAGAACACTCAGGCTACGGAGGCGACAGTCGCCAAGCCTATCGACGAACTGAAAGCCCAAGGCAAGCTGACGCTCACTGCTAACAGCCGTGAGGAGCTGTTCGCTAATTACGGCGAATTGCAGGCTGATGCCGACGGCGCAAAACTCTCTTGTGGTTGCGTGGCTCATTCAGCCGACGGCAACTTCGTGATGATTGTAACTATCAACTAATAAAACCATAATAAAATGGCAACACTAAAAGGTCAAAACTTTCGCATTCTGACGCTTTCGGGAAGTGATTATAAGGTGGTAGCTCAGGCAACCAACTGTACCATCACGCTGACCAACAACACGGACGACGCAAGTCATAAGGACGTGGTTGGTTTGGCAGCAATGCCAACTGTGGTTAGTAAGGCTTGGCAGGTTCAGGTTGAGTCACTCGACGTAACTGACGTAGCCACGGTGCTTGCAGCCATCAAGTCGCTCACTCCATTCACGCTGGTTTGGGATGAGACGGAAACGTCGGACAATCAGACAGGACAGCATGCTGCTGTTGCACGTACCGGCCAGGCTTATCTCTCCGACGTAACGTTCCAGTTCAACGACCGAGAGAATAGCACCAAGCAGCTCCAGTTCACAGGTACTGGTGCCATCACCAATGCACCGTCTGCGTACACTACCGACGTCATTTCCGTATCGAACACCTTCACCAAAGGTCAGTTCGTGCGCCTGTTCCTGGGCAGCGACAACACAGCCGTACCTGCTACCGTAGTGGCTTATGCCAAGACGCTCTCGCTGCATGTCAGCATGACGATGGAGAACGCCACGACGAAGGATACTACCGGCGATTGGGAAATCCAAGAGCCTACAGCCCTTAACTACGATATTACCAGCGGAGCACTGATGCGTTCGGCTGACAATATCACGTCGCAGGTTGGTGGCAAGAATGTCGCCGACCTCGAGGCTATCTACGAGGCAGGCACGCCCGTCAAGTTCCAGATTGCAAACGTTAGCGGCGACAACCAGCGCACCAAGGGCACCGTCATCATTGGAGGCTCGGTAGTGCTCACCCAGTTGCAGTTGAACGGTCCGAACCGTCAGAACGCCGACTACCAGGCAACGCTCAACGGATTCGGTGCATACGAACTCTCAGCGTAATTCATCTATCAACGCCCGTCCGTCTGTCTATCTCGATTTCTTCATGGTTAGCAGGCGGGCGGGTTTTAAATTTAAAAACTATAAACATGAAAGAAATCACAATCAATGGAAAAACCTACCCCGTCGTCTTCAACATGAAGACCATTCTGGGCTACGAGCAAATCAGTGGCAAGTCATTCTTCGGAGAGGACTTCGCTAAAATGAGTGAACGGCTTGCACTCATCGTTGCTGCCGTCGTATCGGCTGGAGGTAAAGAAGAATTATCCATCGACGACATGATCAATGCCGACACGATGGAACTGGTACAGGAAATCCTTGAAGCCTACAGCGTCGTCATTGATATGGTCAACGAATTCTTCAAGAAGCCGGACGTGGAGCCTAAGCAGAAAGAAGAAGGGGATAAAGGAAAAAACTAACATCCGCCCACGAATTGTATCAACTCTTCGTGGGCGAGATAGGCATCCCTCGCCATGAGTTCTTATATGAGCTCACATGGTGGGAAATCAACAGCATCATACGCGGCTACCGCAAGCGCAACCGGCTAACCCATCAGCTGCTGGCGGAGATAGTATATACCGCGATGTATGCCAACCCTTACCGCAAGCACGACGGAAAGAAAGTGTCCGACCTATACCCAATGCTCTTCAAGGAAGACGACGAAAACGAGCATCCTGACCCCATCACACCAGAGGAGCAGAAGAAGATGGAGGATATGTTGCAAGATTTTACGTGGTAAACCTATACACGCATTTTGCCCGATTAGTGTAACAAGCTAATCGGGCAAATTTATTATGGCACAAGACGCAATCACAGTAACCGGCATCGAGCAGTTCCAAGACCAACTGCGAAAGATGCAAACTGACAACCCCGCCACCAAGCGGGCGTTGCAGGCCATTATTCGCCGTGCCATCGGCGAGGCCCGCAAGAATGTCATCCGCGATGCTCAGGACGTACTGGAGAATGACCCTCGCCATGCTTACAAGGCCGTCCGCAACTCGGTGTATAAGCAGATATTCGGTGGTCAAATCAACATCCTTTCAAGCCGTCATCGTGGTGCAGCAACCAACTGGGTGAAACCACGAAAGGAACGTCCTGAAAATGCCCGAGGTGGCAACCGACGCAAACGCTCACAACGCACCATGCAGCTTGACAGTTATGAGGGTGCAGATCGAGGCTTCATACTCAGATTCCAAAATGCGGGTACAGTTGAGCGTGAGACGCGCTACGGCTCCCGTGGCTCACTCCGCGCCAGACATTGGTTCGGCATATCGTCAGCCTTCCAAATGGATGCAGCCGCAAGCCGTGTGGCCGATGAAATCGAAAACCTACTCCAACAAGAATTTCAACAGATGTAATATATGGCAAAAGACGTAATAACCAGGTTCAAACTTGAAACCACCGGCTTTGACTCCAAGATAAAAGAGGCGGCAAAGGAACTGTCTGCGTACAGCAAGACTGCTACCCAAGCCAAAGAGGGCTTTAATCAGTTCACGAAGGCTAACGTGGACGCAGCCCGTGCGCTCGGCACGATGACCACCAGCACCACCAATGCCAAGGACAGGGCAAAGGAGCTGGTGGGTGCATTCAACGAAGCTGCCAAAGCATACAACTCACTGACCAAGGAACAGCAACAGAGTGACTGGGCAAAGGCTCTCGCCGGTTCGCTGACGCAGTTGCAGCAGCGCATCAAGGAGACAAAAGCCGAGATGCAAGGACTGGGTGACAGCATGAAGGGTGCCAACGACGGCAGCTTGCTTTCCAAACTCGGCGGTAAGATGGACGGTGCGCTGGCTGTGTTCGGTGGTAACCTGATGACCAAGGCCGCAGGCATGGGTGTCGGACTGATAACCGAAATGACTGATGCCGTAAAGCAGGGCATAGAACTCGCCAAGGCCGGTGAGGGTGTCCGCATCGCCTTCGAGCGTCTGGGTCGTGGAGACATCCTGCAAGGACTGCGTGAAGCCACACACGGCACCGTCACCGACCTGGAACTGATGAAAGCAGCCGTCAAATTCAACGACTTCAAACTACCAGTCGAAGAGTTGGGAACCATGCTCGCATTCGCCCAGCAGAAAGCCAAGGACACCGGGCAGAGTGTTGACTACATGGTGGACAGCATCGTGACGGGTCTTGGCCGTAAATCACTCATGATTCTCGACAACCTCGGACTGTCTGCATCGGAAATCCGTGAGCGCATGAAGGAAACGGGCGACATGACCAAGGCCGTCGGTGCCATCATCCGTGAGCAAATGGCATCAGCTGGCGAATATGTGGAGACTGCTGCCGACCGTGCTGCACAAGCCAACGTCAGCCTGCAAAACAAGATGGAGGAACTTGGCCGCAAGGCCGCACCGCTTGAAGAGTCGTTTAACCACCTTTGGACATCCATGAAGGTTGGTATTCTCGACGTAATAGGCGGTCCGCTGACTGACCTGCTGAACAAACTGACTCAAGCTGGACGAATGGCCAACCAATACTCGCTGATGGGTGGCAATACAAAGGTAGGCAGAATGACTTCCAATCTCGCCAACGCAAGCGAAGATAGTCGTCAAAGCATCTATCAGTTGCAAAAGTCGCAATTCTGGAAATACATCAACCCGCGTGAACAACAGATAAAAGATATACGTGCATGGCAAAGCGGTGAGCGCAACGAGACCTTGCAAAAGCGCATCAACGTCATCACGCAGAAATATGGCTCACTTGACACCACTAAGATTCAGGCAGAGGTAGATGCAGCCAAGAAGATGCTGTCTGACTACGAACAATCAGCCAAATCTATTCTTCAGCCCGTCAATGCCGGTATAAATACCGACAAGGCTGAACAGAACGTCGCATCGCTTCGCAGGCAACTGAAGGAACTCGAAAAGCAGCGCAAGGATGCCGTCAAAGCGGGCAACCAGGAACAGGTGGAGAACCTGACCAAGCAAATCAGTCAGGTCAAGACCAACCTCGGCTATCTCGACCCAAAAGCCACCAAAACGGGTTCATCCAGCAAGACTGTACAGACCGAGATACAGAAGAACCAGACGAAAATCAATGCGCTGACACAGGAATATGTAAAGCTGAGTAAAGAGAGCACCGATGCAGCGCGAGAGCGTCAGGCGGAGATACAAAAGGAAATCGCGAGGTTGCAACAGCTCAACGGACTACTCAATAAGCGTACAGAGCAAGCGCAGGGTCGTCTGCTAAACAACGACGATATTAAGCGGAAGGCCGAAATCGACATACAGGTCAACACCAAGCAGATTGAAGACCTCCGTAAGCAGTTGGCTGAAATCGATGGCGTGACAATCGACCCCAAGTCCGTCACCATCACGGCAACGGACGAAGCCCTGCCAAAGTTGCGTGATATTCAAGGCGTCACCATCGACGACAAGACGATGACCGTCACCGCCGAGACTGCTGACGCACTGCGGGCATTGCAGGGCATCGAGGGCGTGACTATTGACCCCAAGACAACAGAGGTAAATGTCAACACCAGCGAAGCACAGCAGAAGATTGACGAGCTGAAGGCGAAAATTGCGGAACTGGAGGACAAGAACATCAACATCAAG